ACTCTACGCCAATCTGGCGCGAATTTCATAATAAGATTTGCTAGTGCAACGTTGTCGCATTTAACATTTTCTTTTTCCAAGATTGTTTTGGTGTGCTCCATAAATGTAGTACAGAGTTGAGCCATATCTTTTCTACTAGTATTAAACTCATATACACCACATCGAGAATGTAATGGTTCGATGATTCTATTTTTAAAGTTACAAGTTAGTATGAATCTGCAGTTGTTTGCAAATTCTTCAATAAATCCACGAAGAGCTGGCTGCGTGGACTGCGGATTTAAATAATCCGCTTCATCTAGTATTACTACTTTATAGTTAGCTTGTAACGAAACTGAAGAAGCAAATTGCTTAATTTTATTTCTTAACGTATCAATGTTACCTTCCTCAGAACCATTGATTAAAATAAAGTCGCAGCCAAGCTCTCTGCAGAGAGCTCTGGCTACTGTTGTCTTACCAAGGCCTGCCGTACCAGTAAACAACATATTAGGTAGTTCACCACTTTCGACAGTTTTAAGGAAGGTGTCTTTTAGTTGCTTTGGCAAGACAATATCATTAATCGTCTTTGGCCTATATTTTTCGACCCACAGAAACTGATCAGACATTACTTCTTTTCCGCTGGTTTTTGCTCACTCTTATCTTTCATAGCATCTTCTTGCTGAAGTTGCTCGCATATTTGAATGATTTGAATACACTGGTCTCTAAGACCGCCGATGGTAGAAAGTTCTTCACCTTTAAAACCACCTCTTTGAGTAACCGCGTCTATGACTGCGACTACACTTCTACTTGCCTTGTTTGAAAGGTCTTTTAATTGATCTAATTGGTCTGACATATTAAGCTCCGTAAGTTGACGATTTTTCAAGCGCAATCCAATAAGTAACACCTAGTCCCTTATGTTTAAATTGCGTAATTAATTTAGATGATATTTCAACATCATAATCACCTGCAAGTATTTTGATATTTGAAATATTTAGGATAAAGTTAAAAACAGCGTCTTGTTTAAACTCGCCATCTATATCGATAGAAAACGCATTAGAAGTTGAGTTTTGATTCTCAACCACAGATAAACTTAACACGCCATTTTCAGCCTTTATTGATACTTCGTTATGACCTAAAGTTGAGGCAGCTTTTTTAAGCTTATTTAAAGTATCGTTATCGAGTACAAATTTAACGTCTGGTTCTGGCATAGTAACATCTTTACTAGGAGAAGTTAAAGTTTCTTCAGCCGCATAAAAATATTTTACTTTTGATCTACCAGATGAATCTGAAACAATAACAAAGTCATCTTCAAATTTTAAGCTTGGAGCATCAACTAATCCCATAACTCCAATAAATTCATTTAAATCATAAACGCCAAAGTCTTTTGGAAATTCTTCGGCAACATCAGCTGTAGCTACTACGTTTCTAGCTTCACTGATAGTCTTAAGAGTAGTTCCCTGCTTAATCAATATATTTTGATTAATACCAGAGAAGTTCCTAAGAACGTTTAAAGTGTTTTCACTTAGTTCCATAATAAACCTTCCTTTTTTATTTTATAGTATATTCTATCATATTTTTGTGAGTTTGTAAACAATTATATTTTAATCTTAGAGAAATTTCTATCTTTTACAAATTCTATTTTTGTTTCGAATTTGCCATCAAGTATATCTCCCTTATGAGATATTATAAACGTATTGGTATCATTATCCAACGTATGTAAAATCTTTAATAGATTTTCTATGCCATCGTGGTCTAATGATGAATCAAACGTTTCGTCCAGTATCAATAAGTTAGTTGATACTGAATTCTTCATCTTTGCTATTTGCCGCCATGTAAATAATAAAGATAAATCTATTCTTTGTTTTTCACCTTCGCTAAAAGATTCATAAACAAAATCGTCTCTGTGTCTCGATCTGATCGTTTCATTAAAATTTTCATCTAAATCAAAATGTACGAAAAAATCTAAAACTTGTAGATATTGGTTAACAAGTTTATTAATTACTGGTAGATACTGTTTTATAATCTTAGTCTTGATACCAGTGTCTCTTAACATTTCTGATATAACGCCATTGTAGTTAAATTGCTCGTTAACTTTTAATTTTTCTTCAAATAGATCTTCTTTTTCAGAACTTAAATCTTTTAATTCTTTTCTCGCTTGTTCTAAATCTGTAGTAACTTCTTCATCCAAATATTTTTTTAAATCAGCGTTACTTTGATTAAGCGATGTAATTTCTCTGTTATTAGCATTAATAGAATTAGTCTTTTCTCTGACATGATTCATTAATTGTTCTAGATCATTAATACTATCTTGTAACTTCTTTTCTTTATCATTAATCGAATCCAAAGTATTTTTTAACTGATAAGCTTCGTTCCTAGTATTAGTTATAAGCTTATCTTTATTTGCTATATTTTGTTCGCACGTAGGACAGGTATCATTTTTTTCTAAAAACAGTCCTCTCTTAGCAACCGTTTTCATTTGTTGTTTTACTTCTGCCGTTTGCGATATTATATTGTTCTTTTGTTTTTGCAGTTCTTTATATTCATTATCACTGTCGTTATCTTCTAATTCTTTAGATAGTTCGCTATTTTCATTTTGTAATTTTAATATCTTTTCTTCTGCTGATTTTATTTGCTTATGATATTTCTTTTTATTTTCTTCTGTTAAAGCTGCAATATCTCTTATATATTTTTCTTGTTGTTCTATTTTACTCTTGATTATATCAGTAGTACTAGTTATCTTTCGTATCTTGTCTCTTAATATTGAATTTTTCTCTTTGAGAATAATATTCATTTTAGAGAATATATTAATGTCCAGAAGGTCCTCGATAACATCCCTACGATGTCCAGCATTGAGTTGCATAAAGGGTATGAAAGAAGAAGAACCTAATACAACAACCTGATGGAAACTCTTATGGTTGAGTTTCAGGATATTTTGTTCGAGTATCTTCTGGTATTCATTAGCGTGAGATGACTGATTAATCATCACACCATCTTTCCATATTTCAAATATGGTCGGTTTTATACCTCTAATTATTTTAAAATTAGATGAGCCTATAGTAAACTGTACTTCAACTACAGTTTGCTTTTGATTTATCGAGTTAACTAGTTGGCTCTTCATAATTTTACGATGTGGTTTACCAAACAATGCAAATGACATGGCGTCAAGCATTGTTGATTTACCAGCACCGTTTTGGCCAACTACTAATGTTGACTTATGGCTATTGAGAGGTATTTCAGTAAAGGAATTTCCGGACGATAGGAAGTTTTTATAACGAATAATTTTAAATAATATCATGCTATTTCTAGTGCTTGCGCCTCTGTCATTAGTTCTCGCATTTGGACTTTAATTTTATCTTTGTCCAAGTCAGTATCCACTGCATCTATATAGGTATCTACTATCTTAGCAGTATCTTCAAATTTCATGTCTTCATCATCAACGTTAGCACCAATAAATTCATTAAAGTTTTCTGCAATCTTTAATTCGTATATGTCTTGGTTCTGTATGTTATCGATAAATCTATCAAACGTAAAAGGGTCTTTTTTATTAACCACTACCACTTTTACAAACTTTTTTGAAAAATCTTTATTATAAGTATTATAATCTATTTCTTCGTCATTGTAAAGGACTTTTTCAAATAAAGTGTTAGGATTAAGTATTCTTTCTATTTGTCTTGTTTCAGTATCAAGTATATGAAAATATTTTGGATCGTGAGCGTCAGACCAAAAGAATTCCATTTGACTTCCAAGATACCATATATTGTCTTTTTTAGAACCGCAATGATAATGACCGGTTAAAACCATTTCAAATCTTTTAAATAATCCTGGGTCCATACCATGTGTATTGGTTAAACCTCTCATCATTTCAAATCCATTTAATTCTAAATGTGCACCAATCCAATCTGCTTTACAGTCTCGTATAAAGTTCATGCATTGTTCTTGATTATCACTACATATCCATGGAACTAATCCTATATCTAAAGAACCATACGACATGACTTTAGGTTCCATTATAATATTAACTTCATTCATATAATGACCTAGACATTCTTTTAGTGAATTCAGTTCATTAGTATTTTTATAGTAAGTATCGTGGTTCCCAGGAATAATATCCATTGACATTCCACGTTTTCTTAACTCATCTAAAAATATTCTACGATTATGATTTAACGCTTTAAAATTTACAAACTTACGATGGTCGTAGTAATCACCAAGGTGTAGTATTTGTTTTACGTTTCTCTTTTCGCATTCTGGAAAAAATATCTTTGAGAAGAAAGTTTCTGCATTATCCAGAAATATTTCTGACGAGTTTCGTATACCGTTGTGTGTATCATTTAATATAGCTATCTTCACTGCATGAACTCACTTAAATCAGAATCGGCTATTTTAGTTCTTCTACGTTTTTTCTTTTCTGTTTTAGCAAATTCTTTTATTTCAGCGTCTCCCATCCTTACCCTTTCAATCCTGTCTTTTAAAGTATCAACAAAATGAGATGCAACTTGTTCTCCAACTCCACCAGCATCTAAGTCTGTATCAACAAAGTTTTCTATTCCTGATTTAGTCAAATACTTAAGTTTTATTTCTTGTTGTTTCTTTTCTTTTGTTATTCTTCTTAAAAAAGCGTACCAAGTTATTTGTGTAAAATACGCAAATGCATTTGGTCGACCAGTTCTAGTTGCAGCTTCTAAATTATAGTTACCTATCGCCTTAAGGCAATTTTCTACTGCATCCATAACCATCTCTTCTCGATAAGTATATCTTATGAAGTTTGCTTTATGTGATAGTCCTTCAGCAATTCTTAAAAAACAAGTTGCTATATAGTCAGGAACTTTTGGAATGTCATTGTCTGTTTTTCTAGCAGTTTCTACTTTTTCGACGTATTCGACAACCGCAGTAGAAAAATCGGCATTATTAACATAATGTATGCTCTTTTTACGTGCCATTTTTTAACCTTTCATAATATATTATACAATACTTTTAAGCAAAAGTAAATGATTATTTTTCTCTCTTATTTGTGAAAAAACTTGTTTACAAACTTAAAAAAATGGTATATAATAAAAGAGTAGGTTGAGAGGGAAGGAATATACCATTAGTGATAAGTCTTATTTCGAGGTCTAAATTTTATTACGTTTCCTTTATCAGAGTCTTGTGGATACTTATCTTCTGCCATAGCTCCATACTTTTCTTCTAAAAATATGTCCATTTCGTCATCTGACATTTTCGCTATAGCGTGTTGTATTTCATCTAAGTTTGCGTACTTTTTCTTAGTTCTATTATTTTTTGCATTCTTTACATCATATGTGAGAGCTCTTACGCAGGCTTTGTAGTGTTTTAAAATATCTGGCGATGGGTTAGTAGTGACAATAATGTGTGATGCGTTAACCGATTGTAAAGTATTAGGGTCGTCTGAAAAAGACATCCATGGACGAAAAGCAAAAAATCGAAAGCCTTTTTGATAGTCTTCTAAAGCTATCACGCGTAGAGCTTTATTAACTAAGATTTCCATCATGTCTTCACCGGTGTTCCATTCTACGACTTCACATATTATCTCTTCGTTATTTGTTAATTTAAACTGTTTGATATCTGTTTTCATATTTCTACTTTGTATGTTTTGTGATTAAATTTTTCTCTACCATAAATTCTAAGTCTTTCGTCTGCGTGTAGTATTCCATAATTTTTTCTTGACTTCCAACTTATATCGTCAACAATATCGTAAAGAGTAGTATCGGTATTATCATCTGTCTTTCTTAGTCCTCTTCCTATGCTCTGCAAAACTCGTATCTGAGATTTCGATGGAGATGCAAAGACTATATTATGAAGGTTCCTAATATTTATACCTGTACTAAATGTACCAAGTGATGCCACAGTAATAGAATCTTTTTGTTTTTCAACTATGGCTCTTATGGCTTCTCTATCTGTGGTGGCGGTTTCTCCAGATACAAAAAAAATCTTGCGGGAGTCTTCACCATGTTCTTTTATTAATTTATAAAGCGGCTTACCATGCTTCTCGACGTAATTATATAGAACTAACGTATTACCTTTTAAATCTAAAGTTAAGTTCTTAATGAACTTGTTTCTTTTTTCGTATCCTACGATGTACTCGATTTCTTGTTGGTATGTTTTCTTTCCAAATTCTTTTCTAGTTTTTTCATTGTAAGTAAGCAAGATTCTACGTATTGAGAGCTTTGCGAGAGTATCATTGTCTTGTAGAGCTCGTGTGCTAGTGACTCGGTATATCTTTCCGAATAATCCTTGTAAAACCAGTTCATGCGTTAAAGCTCCATCTAAAGTTCCAGTAGTACCAAATCTGTATTCAGCTTCAGTACATTTATTCATTATTGTAGTCAAAGACTTAGATTTAAATCCATGGCATTCGTCTCCAAATACGGCTCCAAATCTTTCAAACCACTCTTTCTGAAATCTATATATAGACTGCCAAGTGCTAATTACGACTCTTTTAAAAGTTTTTTTATCTTTACCTGAGTATATTCTATGGCAATGGCTTTTTACGTCGTATCCATAACTTTCAAAATCACTGTACATTTGTTCAACTAATGAAGTAGTTGGTACTATTATCAATACATCTTTTTTATCGTCTGATGCTAGTAAGTATCGCATTAAAACATATATTATTAAAGACTTCCCAGAACCAGTAGGTGATAGTAATATGGCGTTCTTTCTTTGTATTCCTGTACATAAAGCATCAAACTGGTAATCTCTTATTTCAAAAGGTAACTTTAGTGCCTCTACGAATTTCATCATAAAGTCTGCATTTATTTCATTACCTTCATTAGGATTACCATATTCTGTTTCTTCTATCTCTAATTCGTATTCTCGAGATTCGGCAAAAGAAAGAACTTGTGGAAATAATCCTGCCAGTATTTCTCCAGTTATCTGATTGTATAATCTTATCTTGCCGTCCCATAATCTATTTTTATAAGCTGGCATAAACCTATACCCAGGTACGAAAAAAGAAAAGAACTCTCGTAATTCGGCTCCTACGCCTCTATCGCATTCTAACCTTAAAGTAGAATGATTTAATTTCCTGACTCGAATTGTTTCCATTTGATCATGTTCGATATTGTTTGGTGTCTCCATTTTAAATTATCTATTATCTCTTGTAATGTTGAAACTACTGTTTTCCAGTATTGTATTTTTTCTTCTGATTTTTGTATTTCAGGATCGCTATCATAATAATAATCCATCTCTCCTTTTAATATTTTTAGTCCGTCAAACGGATCGGCGACCCATCCTTTTTCTTCTATAGTTTTCTGATCCATCTTTCCATTATAATATAACCACTTTTCTTTAAGTAATCTTTTTTGTTCGAACTCAGTTCTTCGTAATTCTAATTTCGCAGTCGACCAAAGTTGTATGTATTTTGAATGTAATATGGGTGTTTGACGAGACGTTTCGTCTAATTGGTAGTTATCTATTATACAGTCTTTTTGCCACATGTCGTGGACTTGTTTCAAATCAATCATTATGTCTCCAATAATATATATTAACCGGTTACAGTTCCAGTTACGCTAAAAGAGTCTGAATCTACAAACCCTCCAGTAGTTGCATCTTTATGTAAAATATCAAAATAAGTAAATCTAAAAGATGCGCCAAACGTGATATAATCCGTACCACCAGTCGTAGAATTAAAAGCGATATCTGTCAGCGCAACAGGTATGCAATCTTTGTATCTAATTCTTACTATAGGATTATTAGAACTTGACAATACTGATAACGTAATATCAGATTGTGCAGGTGGTCTTTGAGTATTATTTTGAAATCTATCTAAAGCAGTAATATTGTCTTGATCGAGAATTCTTCTCATCCAAGTATGCATCTCTCTATAAGATTTCATATCTTCATCTAATATAATATTTGCTAACATCTCGTTATAAGTTAACTTATCTCCAATAAAAGGTATAGCAGATATTTTTTTATAGCTTAAATCTGCAGCGTTCATAATCACGCCAGCGTGCGTGAAGTCTTGTACAAAAAATTCTAGATTTGGGTAATTAGTTCTATCGATTACAAGTTTAAAGCTCGTAGGTTGTAGATAATTAAAGTTAGTTGTTATTGCCATCTTTGCACCTACAGTTTATTCCACCACAGCTACCTTTAATCGGTTTGTGAAATAAACCAAAAGATATGCCTGAAGCTATGAACGACATGAATACGAATGATGTTAATAAAAATGTTTCCATGATGTTATTTATATAAAAAAAGAGGAGCTTGCGCTCCCCTTTTAATATTAAGTACTAAGACTTAAGAACCTAGAATATTATCAACTCTGAATATTCTGTAGTACTGGTTAGTCTTCATAGTAGCAAGACCACTAGATGGTGTTGCACCTACGAATGGGTTAGAAGCCATTCCATATCTGGTCTTGAAACCAATTTTTGGTTGGAATGTCTCTTCACCAACTGCTCTAACCATTGTCAATGGTACGTAAGGACAGTAGAAAAGACCTGCGTCATATGGGTTAGTTCCCTTATA